ATCTTTGGGAACGGGAACCATGTTGCGCGGGTATGACGTGCGAAAATCGGCATTCTTATCGGTATATATACCGTTAAGGATAGGGATTTTCACGGGATTATATCCCTCTGCCAGTCATCACTGATAGAGTTGTGCCAGCCGGAGAATAATAAGAAATCCGGTTATCTGATAATGATTTTGTGAAAGTAGTTGCTTGCCCACCAAATACTGGCAGGTCTGTAGCATCAGCTACCAATGCAGTACCAGCGGAATTATAAGTACATACATACACAACATTGGAGCCATTATTTACAACTCTTACTTGTGAGCTGCTTTCATTGAGAATAGCAATCTGAGCCGTATTGGTTCCGGTAAGATTCTGGTTGCTTTTAAATTGTGGGCTGAATATGTCCAACATAAATACCTCGTTATTAAACAGCTATGCCAAGATCAATAATTCTCGCGTTTGTCTGTGTTATGTCAAGCACAAGCGGATCGGATGAATCTGTACGCCCAACGCCTAAAACAACATCTGTCGCTCCAGTAACAACAGGCGCATAAGTAAATGATGTTTTTGATGTTGCTGTTACACTTCCACCAGAAGCAAGAACATCTGCAATATAATTCAGGTCTACATCAAGCGCAGAAAACTCAATAATAGCCGCCTCATCTGCCTGTACGCTACCCGTGTAAGTCAGCGCATACGCATGTGTTGCATCAAGGCCAGAAAAATAACTGTAGCCGTCCTGCTCTGATATGGTTATGCCTGATCCGGTAAATACTTCATACAATGACTCACCAACAACAGCCACCGGATCGCCATCAGTCGTTGAAGTAGGGGTTCCGCCAAGGACGCACGATGCTGAATTAGCTTGCGATGTATTACCGCCTGAAACACAGTACCAAAACTTAGAAACCAAGTTGTATTTAAATACAGCAGAACTTCCAGCAGCCAAAGCAGCGGGCGCTCCAAATACCGTCATGCTGGTAGCAACATACGTCAGCAGTACATCATTTGTTGTGCTGATTATCAGCTCTTGCTGATCTGCTACAGTTGAAACATCAGGGAAAGTAATCGTACCGGAAAATCCGGCAGCGGTAGGTGTAACAATAAGCCATGTGCTTTGACCAATACCGCCAACTACAACAGTAAATGCTGTAGCAGTAGGCTGGCTGTACTGTGTGATAAATCCACCACCGCCAGATACGCCCATTAACTGAGTCATCAACGTAGCAATAGCAGTAAAAGAGGTTTTGGCAGCATCCCCGTTATTAGTAGAGAAAAATGCTACTAGGTCGCCAGCAGTAGGTGTGCGTGTAGGTAACTGGTTAATCTGTGGCATTAGGGTAAAACCTCTACGTTAGAGTCTGCATTTCCGGCATATTCAATTGCGCCATCCAAACCGGCAAGAATAGGCTGATTCGTCTGCACATTGAACGGATAATAAACGCGCTTCTGCCCAGCGCCGGCAGGCATAGTACCCAACTGCATTTGTGGCGTAGGAGCAAGCTTAGTCAGCATCGCACTATAAGCCTGCTTTGCGTTAATCATTGATGTAGGTGGCAATTGCTTGCCAAACATCGGGGCTATCTTGATAGCTAAATTGGTGTAGATTGCCTCGTTAGCACAATCTGGTACGTTTGTTTGTTCATCTAAATCTGAATACTGAGGGCTAGACGGTATCGGATAACCTAAACGAATGCCTAAACCGTTCCAGCTTTCGCACATCGCATCAAGGCGATAGATAGCAGACTGCAATTGCTCAGGCAGCAAGTCAAAAACGTACTGAGCAAGCCCTATCTCTTCAAAGGCTCGCTGTACGAATTGGCGCTTAGTCCAGCCCATTACTCTGCCAGCTTCGCTTCAATCAATGCAGCGAGTTTTTTGTCACCAAGATTCTTGCTGAACTTGATACCTAATTCTGTGGCTTTTGCTACCAATTCTTCACGAGTAGGAGGCGAGACTTCATCAACCTTCTCCTCTTTCACTTCTTCAACTTTGGCAGCTACAACGACAGGCTTAACTTCGCCTGATACAGCCTCCAATTCAACCATAGACGCTACCCATCCATCAGCTAATGCAGCTTCTAATGCTTCTTCATCATCAATGCCGCGATAGGAAAAAGTACCGCCCTTCATTTGATGAGCGCCACCTTTCTTGAATACAAGCGTAGGAAATGACATAAATTACCTCAGAAAAATAGAGGGGCTTTTACGCCCCTCAACACATCAAGCAATGCGATAAGAAACAAACACACCAGCAGCAGTCTTGCGAGTGCGCCACTGTGAGCTATTGCCAGTAATGCCGCCAGTTGTAACGTGTGCTGACTGCACAATCGGGTTGCCCACGATGGTATGCGAATCAGAAGCTGTTACAGTGATGGTATCCAGCGCAGCAGCAGACAGGTTAATCAAAACCCAATCCACTGCACGACCAACAGCCAGCTCAGTAGCAGCATCCAGCAAAGCGCCAGTAGGCAGCGTATAAGCAGCAGTTGCACCAGCAGTATGCGTGCCAGTGATAATGCGACTTAACAAGCCAGCAGACGTGATAGAAGCCGCTACAGTCATCGCAGTAGGAGCGCCTTGTGCATTCGACACAGTTGCGTTAGCTGCAACAACAGGAGCTGTACCTACAGAAGTAGTTACTGGAGCTTCTCCAGTGTTATCAATACGAATTACCGCGCCAGCAGTGTAAGGGCCATATACCGTTTGGCCGTTGCTAACAGAAGCCAACTGGCTAAATGTTGAAGGCGCATTGGGATAACCAACCTGCAAAAATACATCCGCAGAACCAGTTGTATATACCGCAATACTGCCAGCGGCAGGTACTGTAATAGTTGTAGTGCCATAAGCGTAAATAACTGCCATGATTTTATCCTCGAACTAGAAAAAGAAAGGGGAGACTCGCTCCCCATGCTATTAGGTCTGACTGAACAACATGATGCCGGACATTTCAGGCTGCAAGTTAACAACCCCAAAGAAAATATCCCAACGGAAGAAAGTCTCCATTGTTTTTATGTCATATTGTTTCTGCATGACAACCTCAATACCGCTGTCAGTCGTTGCTCGCATAATGGCAGCACCGGCATCAGAAGGAACAGCGTAACGAGCTGGCAATAACTCAATAGAGTCTTTCTGCCAGAAAGGGTTAACCGATGCAGTGACAGTGTTGAGCCATACAATCGGAGCGGTAGCAGAAGGCGTAACGATAACGTTCTGATACTGCGCTTCTGCGCTTGAGCCACCCTGATTAGAGATAATTGGAGGGCTGATAACCAGCGTAGTAGCGGACGGCACAGAGATAACGCGATACGACTTGAGCTGACCAGTGCCTGTTTTGGCAATGTGGTGACACGCCTCTGCACCGCCAATAGTAAACGCATCGCCCGCTGCTACAGAAGTAGTAGAGCTTACAGTGATGGTCTGATAACGGTTATCAACGTTAGATGTTTCACCAGTGCCAGCCGCTACAGAAGTAGCTTTAGGGACATAGTAGTTGCCAGCGCCAACCAAGGTAGAAACAGTGATAGAGCCACCGCCAGCAGCAGCCGTTAAACGGTTGCCATAGTCCAGCTTGTAGGTATCAAAACCAGCTACCACACCTACGCGGTTTTTCTCGTAAGCAGCTGTCGGCTTCTCGTTCATGGTTTGACGTGCAGCCAAGTTGCTAGCCATGCCGTTATAATCGCGGCTAGTCAAAGCCATTACGCGGTCATACTGAGGAATGCCTTGCTCGTTCATCACGCTATCAGCTACAGCAACATCATCATAGCCAGATGCAGCAGAAGTACGCTTAACTACCAGAGTACCTTGATTACACGCAACGCTAAGAACAGCCTTGTTAACATCAGAAGCCAGTTTTTGACGGGCTGCTTTACCAAGGTTACCTTGCTGCAACGCATCACGCAGCTCTAAAGCTGTCATCAGAATTGGAGAGGATTTTTGATAGCCCAAAGTAGCAGGAACGGAAAGCTGAGTAGAGCTTTTGAAGTTCGCTGTCTGGTCAGTACCATCAAAGGTCTGTGCAATATACGGTTGTGGACGCCAAATAACGTTATTGGTGCGCTCCATAGTCGTATCATTTGTGCTGTACTTGTTGACATTCTTTGACATGACTTCGCTGTCATTAAAGCCTTCAAGCATGTCTTCAAACGCTACAATTTCTTCTTTGGAAAAGGCATTAGCCATAGTAAAAACCCCTATAAAATGAGAAAAATAAGCCGTTATTGGCTTGGTTAACTCATCCTATTGGGGCTGGATGGATGCCACTGAATTTGTTGCTATCTGCTATTTCGAGCTAGCGATACTCGTATAAACCACTATATACACTATCTACTTTTTTCACGCAACTGTTTTTTGTAGGCAATAACTTTGGACATATCGCCAGACTTCACGCCCTCTTCCCGCAAGCGGTCAAGCGTCTTGTCATTGATGCCGCCAATAGCAGTGTTGCCTGTTACAGTTTTCTCTGGTGCGGTAGCAGGTTTTCTTGTTACGGTCATCTTGGACTCCAGCCGGATAAGGGCAGCAGTGAATTGAATCGGATCAGTAATGGCTTTCAGCTCTTTCAGCTTCTCTGGATTCTTACCCAATGCGTACATGACGTGCGGGGCAGATTCAATCGTAGAAACAATAATCCCCTGCTGAATCGAAGAGAGAGATTGCATTGCAGTAGCTTCTGCTTCTTCAAAGTCTTCAATCTTAGCTAACTTAGTACGGCCTTCTTGATAGCCCTGTAACTTTTCATTCCACGATTTTTCTTGTAGCTCTGCTTGTTCGCGCTTTTTGGCTTCTTCTGCATCGACAACACGCTTATTGTCGTACCACTTTTCCATTGCAGCAGCGAAAGCGTCTTCATCGTAATCAATACCATCATCACTCATAGACGGCTTCTTACCTAGTGCCGCTTTCTGATCTGGTATTTTCAAAGCGTCAAGCTGTGCTTGCTGCTCTCGTATAGTTTTTTCCTGCTCTTTTGTGCGCTTGCGTAATTCCTTAACCCACTCAGGGGCTGGCGCTTTTTCATCATCAGCTTTCGGCGTTACAACTTCTTCACCAAGCGAGATAACAATTTCGTCACTCTCATCTTCTGGCGGAATCTCTGCTGCTGCTAATTCAGCTGCCGCTAACTCTTCTGGCGTTTGCTCAATCTCGAAATCTTCTTCATTGCCCTGTATCTCTATCTCTGTTTGCATCTTCTTTACCTTCTGGTTGCTCAGTCAATTGGGGCTGACCGGATTGCCCACCCGACATAGCAATCTCTGCCCTGTCAAGATTGTCTAGTTGTTTGCCAAAACCATCCTGTTTATCAAGGTCGGTTTCAGCAATGATCTTTTGGGTCTCAGCAGCAGTCTTCTCGACTTGAGTGAGAGTAAGCTGCGTTTTGGCTTGCGCGCCTTGAGCATCGGCATTGGCCTTGTTGGCAGACGCTTGAAGGAACTGCGTATTCGCATCAGGTGGTTGCTGTGCTTCTTGAGCTTGCTGATCTGCCAATATCTGCTTCTCTTCCTCGGTAGGAGTAACAACGCCCATGCGGAGCATTTTTTGCCTGAACCATTTACGCACATCCTCAATGCCTTCTCCCTCCATGTTCATCATTGCCATAGAGCCTAGAACCTGCAACATTTCAGGGTCTTGTGTGATGGTCATCATTTGCGTTAAGGCGCGTACTGTAGAGTTACGGCGTGAGCTACTAGATGGCCCGACTTCTACATAAACCTCAAGGCTGCTATTGCCTAAATCATTTTCGTAAGTAGTCGCACCCGTAACAGCATCAAGCATAGGGCGCATCAATTCAATCTGCCCAACCTCTCCCTGTTCTGTCATGGTTTTCATCTTTCTGCCAGCTTCGACAGCAATGTCTTTCATCATGCCAAGCCAGATTTCACCAGAGCGTTTAACCGCTTTGGCAAAGTTGGACATGAGAATAAAATTGCCCATGTCTATCTTGTTCTGCACCATTTCAACAGCAACGCCAGCCTGATTAGCTGGCATGTTGTCCATTGATTGATCTGAGCCTAACAAGTCCTTCATGTCCGTATCGGTGACCTGAATCAACGCCGCCATTGCAGGCGGGATATTTGGGACTTTGGTATAAGCAGGCGGCCCCAACATAACCGGCGTACCGGCTGCATCAGTAACAGGGCGAGCAAGCAAATAAGGATTGTCGGCAATGTTATCTTCTGCCCACATAACCTCAAACCCTGTTATCTGTTCAGGGTCAAAGATAGGTTTTTCGACTGTGGACTTGGCAGATATCTCGGCTAACTTGCTGAGCTGCATATTCTTAATGCGCTGCGAGTCTTTTGCTATGCGCACAATGCCTTGGCAGCGTTCAACATTGTCGATAATCTGACGGTCAGCAAAGAAAGGCACGATGGGGATATTATTGCCGGCAATGTATCCTTGGTCTTCAAGAATCTTTCCGCCTGACATTAAATACTTGTGAATCTTTTTGCATTTTACTTTATCGCGCCTTACCTCAGCCCAGCCAGTAGCAACTAAGCGATCAAGTAATTCTTCGTCTTCTTCGAAATCATCCTTAGTGTATGTCGCCTCTTCTTCTCCAGTAGCAGACCTATACACATGGCGAATCTCATTGATAGACTCAACCCTGTAATACTCGGCAACATAGACAGTGTCGTTAAAGATATACCAGTCAAATTCTGTAAGGTGGACTTCTTTAGGCCATGTAGTTGGATCGTCACCGTATTCAGCAACGTAGGAATCCCACGTCATTGGCACTAGAACCCAGCAATGCTTTGCATCTGACTTGTCTTGTCGCTTGGCATCACGATCAAAGAATACTGTAGAGTCAGCGTCAAATATCGGCTCCATGCGGATGCGCTGATATTCATTATCGCTATACTCGTCCTCAAGCACAGCGCGTAAACGCCATGCACCGATGCCACCTGTTATGCCCTCATCAAAGGCATTGTCATAAGCCTCATCAGCAGTAGAGTCTTGCTCATCTGCACGATACAAGCCGTTACACGCATCGGTCAGCTTGTCATCTTTAGAGCCATCACGCGGGATAAACTTAACGCCTATCCGGTTAGCCCTGTATTCATTCTTAGCTCGTTTTACAGCGCCTTGTACTTTGTTGACTTCAAATTTGGGCTTGTTCTGGAATTGTCTAGCGAGCGAACCTTCCCATTGCGCTCCAGCGATGTAACAGAATCGGCGGTCTGCCAAACACTCCAGCCTATCCATGCGCACAGAGGATTGAACCATATTGAAAGCTCGTAAAGACTCATCGTGAATCTTGCGTAGTCTTTCTGCTTTGCCAACTCTAGCCATCGAAACCGCCTGATATTTACCTGCGCAATAGTGGCATATACCTAATTATTACGCAATAGAATTTTTTTCGGTACAACAATACGTATTATCCACTAAATACTTCCCCATTTTCCTGCATTACTGTTACTTCAATGCAAACAAGGAGATCATCATGAAAACAGCAATCGCAATCCTAGTAATAGCAATTCTTTCTGTCTCGGCTATTGCCATACAACATTATCAGCATGTAGATAAATACTCCGTGGCAACCGCGGCCCCATTACCAGACCTACTACAAGACTGGACTGACGAACAGCTTGAAGACGAACAGATTACCTACCTCGAAGCTATCGAAACGCTCAAAGACGAACAGAAGCGCAGAGCCAAGTAATCAGTCTAGCCCTGCTTCTTTCTCACGGCGCTTGGTAGCTGTAATCGCTTCACGGATACCTTCACCGGCAGCAGCTTTCGCTACAGGCGCAGGCTTCTTAACTGGCTTGGCTTTAGCGGTAACAATTACCTGCTTGTCAGGCTTTGGCGGAACGTATTTATCGGCTGGAGTATCAACGCCGATAATAATCTTTGGCTTAACCTTGCCGGTCTTTGTGTCTACGTTGCTTGGGTCAAATCTATTTGCCATGTTGCTCTCCAGTCATTGCGGATAATCGGGCGGATAATAGCACAACTAATTCCAATGGTGGCGAGTAGGCACTACTTCTACCTTCACTGCCTGCTTTGTATTCTTTCTCTGTATACGATTGCCTAACGCATATCTCTGAGCGTCAATACAGTGGTTATGCGCGTCTATAATATCACTGGTAGGCTTTTCTGTGTGCTTGTCTATCTTGTAACTGTACATGCTGAACTCGCTGATAGTGTTAACACAGCGCGGGTGTATGTAGATCATATCGTAAGCGCCTCTCATATGCGCTATGCCGTCCTCTACACTACCTTTCCACTTGTCACAGGCTACAATCTT